GTGGTAGGACACAACCCTGCGCTAAGTTACTCAACAACCACGAAAGACATCAACTCTCTGAATAAGAGAGGTAATATCAGGGTAGTTGCGCAAATCGCGCGAAAACTGCTCTCGATACATAGGGTACATAGGATCGTCAGTATTCTTGAACAAGAAACGAAACAGGGTCTTGGTCCAAGACAGTGGGAAGCCCTTTTCGGAGTTATCCCAAAGCGTGGAGCAAAACTCGAACACGTTAGTGGCCATACGGGTTACTTCCTTCACGGTGAATCCGAAGTCCACATAACGTTGTTTCATTCCCTCAACATAGCCCTCTAGCGCATCATCTCCCATTTGTACACCGCGCGTCTTGGGAGTGACCCCGAGGGAACGTGCGACAATAAACGAGAGGAAGAAGCGCATATGAGAGTTAGTGGAGGAAGTGTTGTAAGATCCAGAGCACTGGATGCCTGGAACAAGTTGTTCATACATTTCTCCACTAGGGAGTTGGAAAACCTTGTATTGTAAACAAAGGTTCCGAACATATGACAATTTCTTCCACGCTCGGCTTCGGACGAACAAACACCTGTACCGGTGGTCCATTAGTAGCAATTTCATGCACACGGACCAATCCCAACCGGAAACATCGGTTGACACGATGTCGTCTTCGGATTGACAACGCTGGAAAGCGTTGTACAAATCACGTTGACCTTCATCATGCAGACCCATGCCCGGTTTAAAGGATATGTAGTTGTGCAATTCAATTTCCACCTTGTTGAGAGTAGAGTAGAGGAGGCGCTCGACAAGATTGTCGACCAAGGAAACGCCGGATATAATGCGATATTTCCCAGCTTTCAATTTTTCGAGCTTGTGAGGCTCGTCTTTAATGAAAGTATATATGGGATCGCATACACCCGCGCTGACTAGGTCCCAACCGCTCTTGGGAGTGCCGTTGTAGTTGAGCATTGTACGAAGTCGGTCGATGACGAGAAGAATCAAGTTTTTCCTATCTTCACACCAAGTACCTTTCTTAGAACCATAAAAGTTCAATGGGATACCGGGCGTGGAGTCGGGGTCGCTGTCATCAATCGCGTCATCAATCGATCGCACAATGGTGGGCAATTGGTCGTATGAGTAGATACCAGATTCGATAAGTCGGGTGGCAGAGTCAAGCTCTTGGGAAAACTCTAAGCAGTTAAGTTCTCCACCATCGCGTTGAGCCCATCGAGGTTGACCGACACGAGAGATTTCTCCTGGAAGCCAAGCTCTTTGAGTATATAGATGTAGTCCATCCTCAAGTTGCTTCTTTCCGCTTTCAAGCGCCTCTTGGACATGTTTAACGTCGAAGGATTGGCGAGTTTGGCGAAAGAGGCTAGCGTGGTATCCAAGCGAGTCTTGAAGTCCGGCTTTGGTGCGAATCGGCCATCCCAGGAGTTGCGTTTCCGGGAAGTGAAGGTGGACTTCACTCGTTGGTCGCGCTCGTCCCACCGTATGTGTTCGGTTTCCTCTTCCCCAGAATCCAAGGAGTCCGTTTGATCGAGTGCAGACTCTTTCATCGTCTTCGCTTGGGTCTTCTTTGGAGTAGTTGCCGAGTTGGAACAGCTCCCGGACACACTTCGGCGTGCGGGAGCAAACCGAAAATCCGCGTTTTCCTTACTGAATGGGTCTACTGAGAAGTCCATCTCCTCGTGGTCATCCGCCCAAGGTTCATCACACCAATCGTATCGCTTGCGATCCATACCGTAGATAATGTAATTACCCTTCTCGGTGGTGATCTGGTCACGCCACACAGACTTTTGACCTTTCCTGAGAGTGGTTTGTTGCCACTCGTCGGTGTCGTAGTCTTCGTAGCTCTCCTTAGCACCAATGGATTGTTTCGTCGATCGGTAATATTCCGCTAGTAGGTCGCAAAACGCTGTGGCTTCGTTGTTCATAGCACCTATTTCACTCCCACCAGTGTGAACACCGATAACTTTTCCGTCCTTATTAAGGACGGGGCTACCGGACCAACCCTTGGAAGTGGAACACGTGTGCGTGAATTGGAAGACGTTTTGCCCACTGTCAGAAAACCCGGATGCTTTGTACCAGTGTGCACCGTTGCTTGTGCCTCGAATAGAAACGAGACCACGCGAAAACGGTGCAGACACTAGCGGTTTACCCTGAGGGAAGAAGTAGGAATCTTCATACAACACAAAGTCAAGTTTCTCTCCGGCCATAAAAACCTTGGGAGTGTACTTATACTTATGTGTACCATGCCGTATGTATGTGTCATCGGTCAACTTATCATGGACGTGTTTGGCCGTTACACCAAAGTACTTCGAACCGAATCGCACACGGAACCCACATCCAACAAACAGGTCACCAACGTAAAGCGTAAAACACGCGCCAGGCTTGGTTGAGTCAAGCATCTCTGAACCATCGATATAGCTCTCTTTCTTATTGTCGTGTTGGTTTCCGTGTGAGTACGCTACAAACTTTGGAACGTCAACCTCATACGGTCTACCATTGACACAAACAGGAAGGTAAGGACTACCATCGGGTCTAAAGCGCAATTCTGCACCTGTGAGTCGGGAGGGGGTGGTGTATTTAACGGGGACGGCGTACCAATAACGCGCAAACCGTGGCCAAATTAACCAATAACAACCAGTGCAAGCAAAGCTCACAAACTGGAAGACACATTTACACAACAATTTGGCCAAGGACCAGGCCAAGCTACCCATAAACATGAGCGACAGAATCGCGAATATGGGTCCAAGGTCTGGACCTAGGTGTTCATTGCTGAGATCAAAGAATCGTTGTAAAAAC